ATGTGAAGAATGATGATCCTACAGGAGTTCCGCCCGTGGAATCGTGGGCAAGTAATCCATTGATCGCACCCGTTGTTGCAAGTGTCTCTACGATGAAGACGCAAAACGACGTTCCAACAACCGAATTCGCAATTCCTGGTATGGTAAAGTACCCTGACGTTCCATTGAACGCAATTCCGGTTCCAGACACAAGTGATAATCCTCCATTTCCCGTTGCATTGTTTCCTGAGCCCGACTTGTCTTTCCACTGCGTAACCGTCGTTGTTCCCGTGATCGTCGACGGATCCGCACCATCAAACCAGACCTTGAGTCCAGGAATGAGTGAAGGCACAAATCCCCATTTTTGGGAAAGGTAGGTTTCAACCCGCTGGCGTTGAGCAGTGGAGAGAACTGTATTGTAAATCAAGAGTTCGGACATGACTCCGAAATACGGTTCTTTTCCAGTACCTCCACCATTATATCCTCCAATATTCACAGTCCCTGTTCCAGACAATGGGTAAGCACTGAGCGTTGAAGACACCTGTATCCCATTACTGTATCCGTACGACGGACCGGATGTACTGAATGTGTAATCGTACAGGAATCGCAGATTTTGGGTCGCTGTTCCGCCAGTTAAAATAGTAGATCCAGTGTAGGATTTAAGACCAAGAGTACCGCCAGAGATTGTTTGTTGAAGTCCTCCAATTCCCGATATATTGGTAACAGACACGATATCCATAGTGGTTGTTCCTGAATAAGCAATCACGGAAAATACCGTCTGGTTTGGCATTTGAGATGCCAGAGGTGTGAAATACGTTTGTGTTCCGGTAAACACCAAACCTCCACTCGCACTCGAATACACAGCTTGGGTTGTGGCAGATGCATTGTTTCCTTGACCGGACTTATCGTTCCACTGCTGGACATTCGTTCCATTCACCAAACTCATAGACGATTTATCCGCGCCATCAAGCCACAGTTGAAGTCCTGGAAGAGACGTGGGTGTGAAAACGACATTATAGGGACGATTTGAGATGTACGGATGTGTTGTTGGCATCTTTGATGTTATTCCCCATTTCCACGCAAGGTACCCTTCAATGCGCTGTTTATCGTAGTCTGACAAGAGTCCGCGAAACGTCAAGAATTCGTGAATGTAGAATCCGCTGTTGTAGACGGAGGATACTGCTGTGAAGGTATTGTACCCAAATACCCATGGAGTATTGGATGGCATCACACTTGTAAGCGTTGTCGGTGTCGGTACGACTGATCCAAAATTGGCTTCAGCTGTAATTGTATTGCAGTAGACGGAGGCAAACACTTGTCCGGTTCCTTGAGCGTATGCCACTTTGATATTGCATGTTGATGCTGCTCCATCAACCCACGCAATGTAATTACTGGTTACATTTGAAGCGGCAAATCCAAACGATTGTCCGCCTGGAGACGTAGTCCCTCCATTGGTCTCCGTTCCTGTTACAACATGAATATTGCCGCTCAGGGTAGATACCAAAAAGGAGGTGATGTTCGAGGTCAGACCACTGGGAAGGAAGCTTGTCATGGAATTGTTCGAACTATTGAAGTAGATTCCTGGGAGTAATGGAGTTGTTGATTGGAGAATTGGCATGACATTTGTTGATAAATCAGCAGTTGTTAGAATCGAGTACCCCAAGCTATTTGACACCGGCGATTTGTCCTGGACTCCGCCATAGTACACAACTCCGTCAGCGATGTAGGATATGAATTGGCATGTCACTGTATTTGCTGTTGTAAATGCATTGTCGGAACAGTAGAGTGAGTAATTTCCCGACATGTTTGTCAGCGAGTTATTATTGGACGTGTAGGAGACAGAACCACCATACGCATTCACATGAAGGAGTCCGTTGCTTTGTTGAAGGGAGATTCTGACTGTTTTTCCTGTTGTCACGGGTCCTATGTTAAACGTAGGATTTTGTGTTCTACTATACGGCTGGACCCACACATAATTCCCAGTGACCCCCTGACCGGTTGGTGTAACCCATACGCCTGGATACCTAGGAGATCCGGTTCCAAGTGTATCAGATCCTGCACTTAGCGAACTCACGCGGAAAATATTTTTAAATGATGTAGGTTGCGCACCAGTCAAAAAGGTGATGTCAAAGACCATCGTATAATTTCCCGTATTCATCACGATATTTGAGAGGAGCGTTGTGTTCTGGACTGGAACGATTGCAGGAGATGATGGAATAACGGTTGTTGTATCACCGGCATCAAGCCACATAGACAGCGTAGGAATGGTTGCAGGAATATTCATCGCAAGAAGTTCGGCCGTTGTATCAGTTGTGGGAGCCGACGAGCGGTATGGATGAGTCAGGGGTAAATTCGACTGCAGATTCCATTTCCATCCAAGATAACCTTCTAGGAGCTGACGAGTAGATGTCTGAAGCGTATTGTTGAATGTGACAATTTCACCGACAACCATATTGGCTGCCAGTCCACCATCATTTCCAATGTAGAAGTTCGATGCAACATAGTTGAACGATGCTCCAGGACTGAGTCCGACATTGCTTCCGTTGACGGACATATAGAAGTTGCTGCCGTACCATGCGAAGTACAGGATGATAGGTGTTCCGGGGGTAGGAGAATACACGATTGGACGACGAAGATTACCAACTCCTCCGTTTGCTACAATCAGGGTACCATCATTCGAAAGTGCGAGAACTGGACCGAAGGGCGTTGAACCATTGTTCACGCCTCCCCACCCTACAATATTTGTGAATGTAGCGATTCCTGTCGTCGTTAAAGGATTCACCACCATCATGGCAGATCCAGTGTAAGGTGTAATCCAGTTTTTAGTGAGGTAGGTAGGGTATGAGGATGAGGAAGGTACATAAACCTTGTAAATAGTACTATTTCCAAAAACGTAAAAAACTCCAGACAGAAGCTGTGTGATTCCCCATGAGGAAGTAGCACTGCTTTGGTATGTTGATACTGTATACCCTGGAATGCTTATACTAACAATTCCGGTTCCGCTTACTACTGTGTAAAGATTACCATCAATTCCCTGTAATAGAGTACGACCTGCTGTCAACAAATCTGCTACTGTGTTTGATGATCCAGTGCTTGGGTTAGTTTTATAGAGCTTTCCATCGCTACAGCGCACATACAAAAATCCGTCACTTGCATAAACAATTCCATTCAACTCTTTGGGATAAGCAGAACCAAGCACTGTTGTTATAGATCCTCCCGTAGATGGAACAACCTGTATATTGGAGCCAATTTGGTTTGCTATATAAAATTTACCATCAGGACCAGGACCTTGAGCTATTCCATACGCATTCGTGGTTGTACCTATCGGACAAAATGTACTGTACGTTGTAGTACCTGGAATATACTTGAAAATACTACCGTTTCCTCCGTTGTTTATGTATATATTTCCATCATTTCCCACAATCATAGATGTAGGATTACTCACTGGAATACTTGACGTTAAATCTGTAACCACACCAGCAGTTGATATTCTGTAAAACTTGGAGTCGGAAAACCCTGCTGCATAGAAATTCGTATCTGTCGATGAATATACTATGGGACCATTCGTACTTGGAAGCGAAGCAAATGTCTGAAATCCATTCGTTCCTCCTGTTGCTGTTTGAGATCCCGGAAACAGAAGAGCTGCCAAGTTTCCGATCGTCGATTGGGTAATGTTTCCAGTAGTTCCTGAAATCGTGAACACTCCTCCTGCCTTGTCGATGATCCCTGTCAAATTTGCTCCGCTGTACGTACACGTTGTCGGATCACTCGCGTCGAGCCACGAGACGAGGTAAGGTAGTTTTGACGGAACGGAGAGATCCACCCACTGGGTAGGAACGGGCGGGAGAGTTTTGTATGGATACGAAGGAAGTTCCTGGACTCCAAGTCCCCATTTCGCGGACAAGTACCCCTCAATCTGTTCTCGGTCGGTCGTGGACAGCGCTCCATTGACAACAATGAGTTCGGATGTATAGAAGGCTGCGGCGTTGCTTCCTAGACCTAGATAGTACGGAGTGTTCACGAATGAATTGCCAAATTCAGATGATTGCATGTCCAGATTGGCGTTAAAGGTATATGAACCGGTGGCAGCATTTGAGACTGCACTGTAGGTTGTTACAAGCAAGCTGGTAGGAGATGTTCCTATACGGTTAAACGAAAGGTTGGATGTATAGGGTCCAACATACGGAATATACATGATACTTGAAGAGACTGAAACTCCAATTCCCGAGTTTGGTACGCTATTACTCGCATTTCCGAATCCAAAGTCCATTCTTGACGTAGATACGGGTGTTTGTACAACCGTGAACATTGTCA